TTCTCAACGCCATCCTTGGATAGAGATTTTACCAGCGTAATAGAGTGTTGAAAGTCACTCCCAACCTTTGCAGACGCAGCACCAAACGCGGCCATCGCCACAGTGCCAAGTTTAAGGGCTTTAACCAAGCCGCCGGTAATGGCCTTATTGAGCCCACCAACAGTGCCCTCTAAGCCCTTTACGCTACCGCCAGCCTTCTTTAAGCCTACCTTAAAACCCTTGTCGCGTAATGCCAAATCGACAAACAGTTTTCCGAAGGCCATTTTTCTACTCCGCTATGCCTAAAATCTAACCATTTCTAATGGGTATTCCCATTGCAGCTAAACTACTTTCCAGATTATCAGATTTTCTCTTCTTTTTCTTTCCTGTTTTCCCTACCCCGAGAGCACCGCCAACAGCCTCCATGACCATAGAGTAAAATTCAGCCTTATGTTTCATTACCGCAATCGCACAAAAGTTTAACTGCGGCCATGTCAAATCCAAACATTCATCAAGTGTCCACCCTATAGAGAACAACCCCCCAAGCGCCTGCTCAATTGACTCCATCTGATCTTCACTACTTAGGCCTGCGGAACGATCTCTGTCATTGCGCCCATCGCCCCCATGCTCCGCTGTAGGAAGCGCATTAAAAAAGGGACAAGTGCCGCAACAATCTCTTCGATTGGAAGCACATCAAGCGGGTCTTTACCATCAAGCGCGTCAGGATGGGCAAGTGTAAATGCCTGTCCCAACTTTTCCGAAATGTCATCGTTTCCGGCCAACTCTATGATCACATCAATGATCTCAGAAGCATCCCCACCCCGGCCTTCAAAAATATCTGAAACTTGTTCCATTTCAGAGATTTCTTTGAAGAGTCTAAACACCTTGATTTGCCGTCTTGCGGGCAATGCGCTTGGAAGGGTGATCTCTTTACCCCAGCAGTCTTTAATGACTACATCGCTTTCAGGGACAAGCTTCTTTAGAAGATCATCAAGTGAATCAAAAAAGGTAGACTGAAGGCCAGCTTTTGGCGCTTCATCTACCGTGTCAACTACTATATTTGGGTCGCTCATACACACCTCCGGGGCGTCCACTCAGAGAGTATCACGCCACCGGAAGGTATGAAAGAGTCAATACAGATATATTAAACGAATCAAGCTGTAGTGCGCTGGAATTCTACCAAGTTGGATGCTCGGTCCAAGGTTCTACCGTCCCAAGTTTTTGCACCGTCTTCTGGAATAGCAGCAGTGAAACTCATCGCAAACTGGTGTTCATCTTGGTTAAAGTTGATACTGAATCCGGCATCAGAGAAACAGCGCCAGATTTTCATATCCATCGTGTTTCCGTTGTTCATAAGGTGCTGAACACGGAGCGTAAGGGCCTTAACAGACGGGCTACCACCCCACTTGAATGTAGTGTTTGCGCCAGCGCCGCCGCCCTCTTTGGGGCCATCCTCTGCGGTAACACCAGCACCAAGAGAGTCAGCAAAGCGGTTAAAGTCCCACTCAAGAGAGGTAAACGAAATCTTAGCGCCATTCGTTTGAGTGAACGCCATATACGGGGTTCCGGGGTTACCCTGAGAAATGTATTTCTTTTCTGAGATAATTTCGTAGGTTACGCCATCTTCGCCAAGCGCACCAACGTCAAAAGTGGGGGTTGCTCCGGTTTTAGCATACGGACCCATGAAAACTACTGCTGGACCAAACGAAATATCGTCTGTTACGAATGTTGGTACGTTATACGCCATCTTGCGCTCCTGACCTTAATGTGTTTGTAGGAAAAAGGTGTAAGCACCTCAGTGGGCGTCATTCATTTATTTGTAGCACAAAGAGCGAACCAAGTCGAATTTTTATAGAAATAGTTTATTTCCTATTGTCCATCATCTTCGATCACATTCATGTTCCCGCACCTTCGGCACGGAATTCTGGTAGAACCGCCAGATCCGGGGATGACGTATATTAGGAAATCCTTATACCGAACGCGCAACTCGTTGGATTGTTTATTGTAGATGCCAAGACGCGCCCCACAGCCAGAGCACTCCCAAAGAGTATCAATTGCAGAGCGCCTTGGTTTTGCATCTTCACTGTTCTTTTCAATCGCCGGAATCGCTTGAATAAGGGCGCCCAGCGTATTGTCCAACTCAGCAACGCTCTTCTCTAAAAGGTCTATCCTCTCTTCAAGTTGTGGCATTTAGTGTTTGCCCCTTCATGCGGAAATATACGCTCCCCTCATTCCCGCAACGACACGAATACTCCAACGAGTCTGTGGATTTTCCCCTTCCACAAATAGCGGAGCCTGAAGGCAAAACCCCAACCCCATCACCACAACTTGAGCAAGAAATTCTTGCTGAGTAATCAGACCGGTTTTCAGATATATTTCTTTTCATGTCTCTCTCCTATGGTGTGGTTGCGCCGGTAGCAATAACGAAAAACTCACCACGGACAAAGTAAGCCCTCACCTTTTCATTAAACCCCTCAATGGGGCGAACGGCCTCATTCATGTACCCCCGCTGTGGAATACCATCCACAACAAGAGACTCTTGCTGTAGTGCATCAACCACCTTGCCGTAAAGATTGAGAGCGTTTGATGCTGAAACCTTGTCATAGCACCATATATCCATTCTCATCTTCTGAAACGCCATGGAGTATTGAAGGTGTCCAGAGCCAATCCACTCAAGAATGACGAGCGGGTACGTGGGAGTCTGTGCGTCAGGATCTTGAAAGTGAGCGCCGTAAATCCGACCCTCAACCAAACCTGTAACGCCACTGTCCTGAATCAACTTGACACGTATCAACTGTTTGATTGCTTGTGCTTCATTAGCCATACTTGGACCTTAACTTTAATTGAAAGATAGTCCCTATAGCCTTTACTATTGAAAGTGCTTTTTTGTCATCATTGTAAACGAACCTGAAAACATCACGCGGAAGCATGACTCTGGTTCCTTGAATTACATAATTGGCATGTGGGGCTACTGACGTATCGAAACCAAGCCGTATGGCCCTCTTTCCCTTTTTCTCTACCTTTAGTGCCGCCAACATTTGACCACTGCGAGTATGCACTAATGGCTTGCCACCGTGAACCTTGATGGCACCACCCCGCCTTGCGTATGGATGGCCCATATCTGCCAATTGCTCAAGAGAGTGATCGCGCACGGAAACCGCCTCCTGCATTGCGATCTTAAAGACTTTGCCGCCAGCATGCATAGCTGGCTCCGCAATAGCATCAAGGCCCGCACCCGTGAGGCTTCTTATCTTTCGGTAAAGGTCTTTTCCGTCAAAGCTTGCTTCCATTGCTCAAGGATACCTCTTGAGTAGATTTAATCAAAGAGTCTTCTTGCTCTTTCGGCTCACCCTCAACCTGCTCCACCCCCCCATGCTCTTCAAGCATGCGCTTTACATTGTCAGGGATGGCGGAAGGGAGTGACGTTATTTCACTCTGGAAAAATCTACCCTCCTTGGCTCTCCCAATATACGGGTAATCAACAGACACTTCCCTCAGTCCCTCATTCATTTTCATCAGATGACCATACATATCGTGACCATCATCAAGTGACGCCCCTGCAAGGGCGTAAGACGCCTTTGCGAGCCTCAAGTAATGAGAGCCCAACTCCTTGTGTCCCATCCAGCTTTCAGGGCCATTTATGGCAATAGCAAAGTTGAAACACGTCACCGCCTCATCAGTCCGTCCATCGTTCAGGAAATGAAGACCAAGCGAATTCCAAGGCATTGCTTCATTGGGATTCTCTTCGCACTCATCATAAAGCATTTTTCCATATTTCTCTAACTTTTGATGGATCTCTTCATTGGACTTATTCAGGCCCAAGTGGAACAGCTTGAATGGCGCTTTGGCGAAATGAGCGGGGAAGCCGCCTTCTCTTAGCCTGAAAATGGAGCGGCTAATTCCTTCGTGAACCTTGCCCTCCCACTTAATCTCAAGAGTGGGGTCAATCCTGAACATGCGATGAGTAGAAGACTCATTTGCCCTTTGTTCTCCATTAAACTCACCAAGACTATTGATGAACGTGAACAGCCATGAGACCGGCTTAGGGTGTTCAGCCATGCGTCTAATCATGGAGCCTTCTCTGATGTAGTCTGTAAAAAACTCATCAAGGTCCATAGACAAGACCCAGCCCACACCATCATCCCTTGTTTCTCTCAGTCTGTCCAGCCCAGCGTTCCTGCAAGCGGAAAGGTCGCCATCAAATGTATGGGTCACCCAATCAACATTATAAAGCTTCCCAATTTGTACCCACTCTTCGCTTGGAGACTTTATCGTTGGGTCAGTCCAGACCATACAAATCTGGTCAACCGTGCCATAAACATGCTCCAGCATCCGAATAAAATGGCACGGATCTTCGCCCTCATAAGCAAGGCCAGTAAACGCAATCCCACAGGCCCGTGGAGTAGGAGACAAAACCATATTTACTTCATCAACAAGGTGCTGGTATGGCAAATCTCCCTCATGCCTCTTCCCTATAGACGCGGCTGATGGATTGGCGTCAAGTGCGGTATAGTTTTTATACTTACGCACCCGGTCAGTGCCGCGCATATACCCAAAATGATGAAACCTTGCATTTGCTGAACGGACGTTGGTCATGGCAAATGACGGCACATTACCGCAATGTAGGCCAATCTCATTGCCAGCAAAAATCAAACTATCCTTGGAAAAGTTGCGGTACATACGTGTTCCGCGCATGCTTCCATCGTATGCGCCATTGTCGCCCCAAGGTGAGTCAATCCTGATGTAGTCAGGAGAATTCCAGTGATTCAACCAAGAGAAATCATATGAAAAGACCTCTGGACTTGGGTTTTTCATAAGCTTTTCCATGAAGGCCCTGTCAACCCTATTTTCCAGAACCTCATCATGGTCAACTGATATGATCCAATCTGGATCAAACTCATGTGCCAGCTTCAATGCACAATTTCTCTCATCACGTTCATTAAAGAAGCCGTCCCAAATAGCGCAAGATACGTCACCATTTCCAGCGTGCCAACTGCCCTTAACTACCTGCTCAATCCATTTTTTCGCAATAGGAGCAACCCCGTCCTCTTCACAAACAGTGCAAGCGTTCAGCATTTCTTTGTCCGTCACCTCCAGATGCATTTGAAGCTGAGAGAAATCGTCTGAATCAGCCATGTCTGATGGGTTTGCAGTAAGCAAAACACTAATTGAGTCACCTACTGATGCCATTTTCCTCAAGCTTTCCTTGAAGATAAATAGGTCATTAAGCGTTTCAAGTTTAACCCTATAGACTGACGCAAGCTTTTGGTCCCTTTGTGTGTAGTCTTTCCACTTGTTCAAATACACCGGATAGTTTGCCATCCCATTCAAGATGCCAAGAGAGCCAATCGTCTGATGTCCCTCATGGTGAACATATGTTTGGCCCGCAATCATCAAGCCGTACCCTATATGTTGGGCACGCAAACAAAGATCGTTGTCCTCAAACCCGCCAATACGCTCGTTGAAAATGGGGTCAAAAACAAACCCATCTTCATTGATTAGGTCTTCAATAAGGTCACGGGATATGGCCATGCAGAAACCACTAAGGAAATTAGTGGAAATAAAGTTTTCACTATTTGCCTCACTAAACTCTTTTGCAAACTGGTCAACAAGGTCAGGGGTTAGGCCCTGCACATCAATTACCTGATCCCTGATTACATTGTTGCTTGCTGGCCCCACAATGCCCACTGGTGGATGCTTAGAGAAATCCAAGCCCTTGCCATCATTCCCGCCTTTAATATAGTTAAGACTGAATTGTGGCGGCGAAAACGCCTCCCTCATGCCGTCAATCCAACCGGGTGATGGAGCGGTGTCATCATTTAGAACCACAACCAATTCAGGCATCCCATTTTCTTTTAAGAAATCAATTCCTGCATTTACCGCGCCACCAAACCCAAGCGGCCTATCTGCCTCAACCCATGTAATGTCAAGGTCCACATTCTCAGTAATCTGCTCGCAAACCTGCTTGGTATGTGAGGCAAGTGCAGCATCCATTGGGTTTAGAGAGACAACAATATGGGCACTGTTCCCGCTATTTGCTGAAACTCTGGCAATACAGTTTAGAAGATGGATGCCACCACAAGTAGGGATAACAACTGCAACATCGTGATCGTTGTCGTGCTTGAACACGTTTTCTCTCTCTGTCATTTTTCTCTCCATTGGCGTCTTGCGCCTTATGCGTCATACCTTGAAACTATCATTTCCCAATGAGTAGGAACGAATCTATCTTGTTTTTTCTCAACACCCTGCACTAACCAGCTTTCGCCTTGACCGTCATCTATTAAATCACCCAGCCTTGGTGACCAAATGTCTTCGATTGGAATAAGCACTGAAGCGCCGCCTGTGGCGTTTGCTCCGGGGGTTCTTGCTTCCCAGCTATGCCCCATTGGTCCACCACCATAGTCAAACTGAGCATACCGGCCTTCAACTAATGTGTAGGTGTTGTTTTGTGGCGTCCCATCAACCCCAACCGCCTGCGCTGAAATCTTCGGGACCGTACCCTCATCGGCAAGTCCAGACGTTGTGATTCCACTTGAGTCGATAGCTGTGAATTGCTTTGTGCTGCATTGTAAGCCGTTCTTTGTGAACGTAAGTATTTCAGATGTAGATGAGCCACCTACAGTGCCAGAAATAGTTATTGTTCCGCTGCCAGTCGTGCCGCCACTAACCGTAAATTGCAGGCAAGAGGCAACAACAGGCTGTCTGCTTGCGCTCATCGTTGCTGCTGCGGTAGTTGAGTCAAGAATAGATGATGTTTGCCTCTTTATAGAAACAACCCTATTCCCGATGGTAAATAGGCTCACTTCTTATCGTCCTCAAATGCCTCATTCTCGGGCGTGGCAGGGTCATCTGCCTTGAAGGTTCCATCTTTTTTGTGTGCCCTTTTTTTCTTTGGCGCTGCCTTGGTTTTGGCCTTCGGATTTGGCTTGGGTTCTGCAAACTCAACAACCTCTGGCTCTCCGCCACCCAACTTTTTGAATAAGGGCTTTTCCTGATAATGGGCAGGGGGAACACAGTACCACTGCTCATCCTTGACAGCTTCAGGGTCAACCCAAAGAGCGTTTCCAAGCTTTGCAACTGCATCGTCTACCCGCTTATCTTTAGGGCATGAGACAATCACATACTTTGAAACCCTATCCATCTGTGGGATGATTTGGTCAATGTCAGTCCCATACAGGGCCAACAAACCCTTATCCATATACATGCCAAACTCAGAAAGGTCTGAGCAGTCAACATCGTGAGCATATCGAAATCCAGACTTTCCATTACCGTCTGACCTAAAAAACCTGACCACCGCAAATTGCTTGTTAATCACGCTACACCTCTTCAGAGCAAAATTCAGCAATCTCAACATTGTCACCATTTGAGTAGTGACTGAGAAGCTGTACTATTTCATTAACACAAAGAATGGACCTGACGGGGCATGACCGTAGAACCCAACGGTTGCTCCCTTGGTCCAGCCCATATGACCTGTCTTGACCGGGCCTGTCTGATACCGCAACCCAAGAATCGCTTGGTTTTACACCATGAATATCCGCAATAGCCTCAACAAGATGCCTTACCGAAATCCTGTCAGGCCCCCATATGTTTACCGTCAATACGTCTGATGTCTCAATTGACGATTTCAACAGCAGTTGCCCCACCTCAATAAGAGTTTCAGCAAATTCTGTTACATGAACCCACTGCCTTATCTGGTCTCCCCCGCCATGAAGGGGAACGGGCTTGCCATTTGAGATCATCCTACAGGCTATAGGGACAAGCTTCTCAGGGTATTGGCCGTCACCCCAAGCATTACACCCTCTTGTGATCGCAGCTTTCAGACCAAAAGAGCGAGCAATAGACCGCACGGCCATTTCGCCAGCAGCTTTTCCGGCGCTGTAAGGGGATGACGGGTTGAGTGGGGCGTTTGTTGGTGCCCCCATGCGTTCATATTTGGTGCCAAAAAGGTCGCCATAGACTTCATCAGTTGAACAATAAAGCAGCGGAATCTTCTGCCTCGCGCATATCTCCGCAACATTCTGCGTACCGACAGCGTTTACAAACATCGCCAAGCCCGGTTCAGCAAGGGATCGGTCTACGTGAGACTCAGCGGCAAGGTGGAACACAATGTCTGGATTTATCTCTTCAATAAGACAAGAGATGCTTTCATAATCGCAAACATCAGACTGAACGGTATTTTTGCTGCCTATCAAGCCGACAATAAAGTCCCATTTTGTAGCAGCGTAGGTTCGCTTATCAAGCACAACAACGTCAACACCCTGCTCTACCAGCATAGAGACAAGATGGTGGCCTATAAATCCAGCGCCCCCCGTTACAATGGCTTTCACTTAGCCTTCTTTGGCGCTTTCTTGGCTACGGGCTTCTTTGGTGCTGCCTTCTTTGGTGCTGCTTTCTTTGGTGCTGCTTTTTTCTCAACCACAATCACATCAACAGCAGGGGCCGGTGCGGTGCGCTCTGGCGCTGGCTTTGCCATTGGGCTTTCAGGTTTAACAAATCCAGCGTTCATCATGGCAACCAATTCGTCACCATCAACGTCTGCCTCCCATCGGCCATTTCGCTGTTCAACAACAATTAGCCGCTTTCCACACCGAACCGAGCCATCAAAATCTGTACCAATAGGCTTAACAACAAACATCTGTACCTCACGTCATAGCAAAGGCCCGAACGTATGGTGCCAATATAGCCGCAACAGCATCAGGAATCCCTGACGTACTGCGCTTATACTGGTATCTACCGGACTTTTCAAAGGTCAAGCCCACGTTCCGGCTTGCGTTAAAATGGAAAGCAACCAACATGGCTGTCCCAAACTTGAGATCATGCTTCACTTCTGGATTAGAGCCTGCCGTGTACTTAATTTCCACTTTTTGGCGCCCATTGGTAAAAAATGAACCACTACCAGTCAGACGGATAACGCCCGACCTTTCATCAATATAGTAGTCAGTAGCAGAAACAGAAGACCCGTCATTAGTTACTGCCGCAACCGAAGACACTGGAAAGTTTCTAAGTACAATCTCATTCACACCACCGCCATCAACATTGTACTTTTCGTCATACGTTGTTGACGTGATAGCGGCTACCCCACAGTAGTTAGTGACCTGAACCTCTGCCATTGGTATCAAGTTTGACTCAATAAGCGTGTCATGCATGGTCACCCCCGCAGGGATGCCCATAAAACGCTTTGCTTGCGGTAATGTGAGGTAATTTGCCATTTAGATTGCTTCGATTGTTGGCCTGTAGACTGTATGCTTGCCCACTCCAGACTTGGAAACCAAGTTTTTAGAGAGCAGCGCCTTTATTGTAGGCATCCATTCGTCATCTTGCAAACGGGCAGCAGCGATAGCCTCACGTTTTCCGATTTCTTTTTTATCTTTAATTGCGGTGAGCAGCAATTCCTCTTTGCCTGAAAGATTCTTGCCGTCTTTTCCCGCAGTCGAAAGGGCATCCACCATGGCCCGCTCTGCCAATTCTTTTTTGGCTTGATCTGTAACGTCTGTCCAACCGATCAGCGTGAACATAAGGGCGTCCCTGCACTCTATAGTTTGTATGAAAAACGTGTGCGTAGTGCGGTCATCAAATTTGAAATAAACCGCATGGCTTTCAACGACCTCTGCATATGAAGCGCGGCATACCGGGTATTCATGGCCAACATCATCGCCTTGGTATCGAAGCACATAGTTAAAATCAGGTATATCTGTTCTCAAGCTTCACCTCCCTCTGTGGAATGATAACAAAAAAAATGGGGGAGCGCCCGTAAGCACTCCCCCAAGACCCATAGAAAGGGTTTAGATCATCCGGGGGTAATGCCCGTGACCAGTGCAGACCCAAGTTGGTTTGCTGGTACAGCAGCGCCATCCCAAAAAATGTCGAATGTATCATCGACAGATGTTGTCTTGGCAAGCGGCATAACTGTAGTGGGAGTCAATTCCTCAATCCAGTTAAAACGCTTGTTGATTACCAACAGGTTTGTTGATGCGCCAGCAGTGCTGGTCTTGAGGTACGTCTGCTTAGAGTCTGAGCCCTTAGCTGTGACGTAAGACCAAGTATCAAGCATGTTGGTATCAGGAATCATTGGGATTCCATCATAGGTGCGAACCCGGAAGCCAGCAGCCACCTCAACACTATCGTTGAATACCTGACGTTGACCAAGTGCCTTGTTCAGAGCGCGAAGGCCACCGTAGGAGCCTACGATAACAAGATCACTGCGGTTAGCAGAGCCCTTCACCAAGTCGATCGCCTTGTCCAAGTTACTCAGAGTCAAGGTGTTGCCGTCAGTCAACGTCAACGCGCCTTCCATGTTATTCACTACCTGTGTACCAGTAGAGGTAGCGGAAGCGCCATATGTGTTGCATGCGGTCAAGAAGCCCTCTGTAGAGTGAGCATCACCAGAAGACCAGTCGCTTGCAGGGTCACCGAGCAGAAGACCAGCATCAAGAAGACTATTAAAGTCCTCAAGCTTCTGCATCATTTCCTCTGCCATGATGTCGATGTACGAACGACCAGTAGCTTGAAGCTTGCGGGAGATAGCACCGCGAGACACCAAAGTCTTATAGTCGAACGTGCGGCGGGCATAGGCTCCAACTACGGATGTAGGTGCAGTGCCGTCAGCAACCCAGTCGTTACCAGCACCCGCACTGGCTTCAGTACGTGTGTTGACAAGAGCAGATTGCCCCTGACCGGGACGGGTATCCATAACTCCCAAGATTCCGTAATGACGGAGCGAAAGCTGTTGAATAATCCGGTTAGTAAGGTTTTGAACAAGCTTGGCACCAGCGCCAGTAGAATCAAGAGTGGTTGCCCGCTCAAAAGCCTCCCGTCGCTTAGGGTCCAGTCCTGCCCACATTTGTTGCGTATAATCAGCCATGATGGTTAATCCTCCGGGGCTTAGTTGAAATCAGGGTTGTGAATGTGACCGTCAAGAGATCCGGCCATCAGGACGGCGCGAAGGGCCTCCTTCAGATCGTTTCGGCTTGGCAGCTTGTCGGAACCATGGACGCGCTTGTTGTAATAAAGCACATCTTCAAAATCCCGAGCCACTGCTGCGACTGCGGAACCTTCAGAGTCGGTCTCCAGAATACCGAGCATTTGCTCATCTGGATGCTTGTCCTTGGTGCGAATCTCGTCAGAGAAGCGGCGACCAGCACGGCGGGCAGGCTTTGCAGCCATGCGTGCAAGCTTTGATTCCATGGCAGCAAGACGTTCGCGGAGAGCGATTTTCTCTGCGTCCTCTTCTTGACTCTTGGCCTCTTCTGCTTCTACATCACGCTTTTGCGCGGTAGACACAAGGGCCTCAAGAGAGCGTGCAATCGCGTCCATGCGATCTTCCGGCTCTGCTGTAGCATCGTCCTGATTTGGGGTTTGTGCCTGCATTTGGCCTACAATGGCCTCAACAGAGCGTGTCAAAGCATCCACCTTCTCGTTGAGAGCGACAGTTGCCGCAATCTCTGGTGCCGTGGATGCACTATCTGTGCGTTCGACTTCGTTGCTCATCAGCGAGTCTCCTGTGGAATGGGCTTTTTCGGCCCGGTTATTGTCAGCGCCCAAAGCGGCACCAGCAAAATGTGTTGAACCCTTAGAGAGTACGGCATCACCGTCCTCAACTGAGTCCGTTAATCCTTCGCCCTCTTCTTTTGCGCTTTCAGCATAAAGGGCTTTTTCGTATTCGTCATGTGATCGGCACGGCATAAACGTGCCGCCCTCTCCCTCATGTGCGTAGAGCCCACAACCAAGGGCTTCACCACGAAGCTTTGCCTTCTCTTCGTTGGTAAACTCATCATCCCCAAGAGGCTCAACGGGTCCAGTAGGGTTGTCATCCATTGGGCCGGGAGGATCTTCATAGACTGGCTCTGCTCTCATTTCAGGAGCCTTTTCGTCAGCCTTATCGTAGTATTTCTTTAGATGATTGTAAGCCTCTTTGCGCTCATCATCTGAAATGTTTACGCCGCCTCTTGCGCCATTCACAGCGGCCATGGCTGATACGATGCCTCTCCAGATTGCAACCAGCTTGTCATCAACCATCCGAGCAATGGGAAGCTTATAAGCGCCCTTGTTGTCTTTTGGCTTATCTGAATCGTAGTAAATGTGAGCCTCGGCATATCGGGCCCAATTGTCTCCGCTATCCCCAAGGATTTCGTCGCGGGCAGTTGTGTCCCAATTCCAGTCTCTATCGTAATCAATTGGAAGGTCAGCAAAAGAAAGTATTTCTCGTTTTTCCTCTTCGTCCTTCAGGTCTTCCTCTTCGTCTTTTTTATCGTCTTCAAGATCCTCAATTTGGTCCTCATCATCCTTGATGGCACCCTCATCGTGGTCCTCTTGCTCTTCTTTGTCCTCTTCGGCACGCTCTTGCTCTTCCTCAATCTCGCCCTGTGACTCGTCCTCTTCACCAATCTCGTCTTCAGCTATGGCCTCATCTTCTCCCGCAGACTCGTCCTCTTCATCTTTGGCGTCTTCTGCGGCATCACCATCATCCTCTTCATCTGGCTTCAGCCGGTGAGCCTCGTTTTGAGCACGAATAATCTCGTTTGTCTTACTGCGTACCATTCCAACTCCTTCCAAAAATGAATCTGGATTGCTTGGTTTGCGAGTCACGGCAAGGTGGTCAAGGTCTACTGCGTCAATGATGATTCTCTCAATCTCTTCATCGTCTTCATCATAAATAACGCGCATGTCGGTGAACCAGCCACCAATAGACCAGCCAATCGTGTCTCCACGGCTAAGTCTTTCAACAAGCATTTTCCCTTTATCTGTGTTTGTGTAAACAGCAGATGTGACTCTTAATACATATTCGTTTTCATCCAGAGCCTTTAGGCCGGGATGGGGGTTGACCACCGTGCGCTGCTCAATCTCAGCGTTCATGGTGCGCCCAATCATTTGATCCCACTCGTCCTCATTATGACTTGGTACGTGGGATACGCCGCGCTGAAACTGGCGAACCATGTCCTGCAAAGCAAGAAGCGACATTTCCGTGCCGTGCCAATCAACAGATGTGCTGCTTGCGATACCTACAACAATCTCTTGGTTTTCCTTTGCTCTGTCCTCGTCTATCTCTACCGGCTTCTCTGTTTTTTCATTTCTCACAGAGAGAGCGCCGGAAGATCCGACACTAAGCTGAACGGGGATTCTGCACCTAACTTCACAAGAAAGACGGCCTTCCTTTCGGACTGGCGTTCCTATGACTTCTACGCCATCCAGCATTTCATTGAAATTAGGCACTGACTTTCCGAAGAGTTTGGCGAAACTGAACAGCGCCTCTTGCGGGCGTCATCTGGATGGTATCAGGTTTCGACATTAACAACAACTTTGTATTTTACTAAATTAATTTGTAGACGCACGCAACCATTAAAAAGGTTTTTTTTTAATCCTCTATTGCTACGTCTTCATTTTCTGGAAGCTTATCTTCAGGGGATTCCGCTGGAAAGTCTGATTCATCATCTTCTGCGTCATCATCAAGCTTCTGGTCAATCTCATCACCGCCATCCATGCTTGAGCCGCTAAGGGCATCCAAGAATTCTGAAAGGTCTTCAACGGGAACGGGGCCGTAGCCGGGAGTATCTGTTCTTGGCACATCACCGCCAACAACGGGCATCATTCCCAACTCTGAACGAACCTCATTGATCGTCATTACGCCACGGCGCATATAAACATCGTGCCTGTTTGCTACCTTTAGTTGGTCCTCTGGTGAGTGGGTCTTGCTTCTATCAAATGTGAATTTGATCTTGCCTTGGAAATCCTCTGGAATCATCCGTGGAATAATCTCAGAGTTAAACTTTGCCTGAATCAACTCAAGGATTGGCGTGATTAGGTGCGAAGATGAAACGTCCATTTGAACCATAGCGGTAGCGCGAGGCATCTGGTCTGTTGCTCCCATTTCTACCGGCATGACACCAAACACGCGCCAAATCATGCGGCGCATATTCTCTACCACCTCAAGCATGGTCAATTCTTTAGGTGTTTTACGCAACTCAACCCATTTTGCATCAACAGAATTTGGGTTTGGGCTTGCAATGACTCTGATTTTGTAGTCTTTGCCCCTCATTGATTGAAGGTCTGCCTTGGCCCTATCAGCAGCCATGCCGCCCAACCCGCCAAGAACAAGAAGGCCGGGGGGTATCTCATCAGCATCCATCGTCATCATTGCCATTTCAGACGATAAAAGAAGCGTAATCGCCTCAGTTATGACGGTTTCCATTAGCGGAATACCTACGGGCGACCTTGAGTTAGTGAAAAGCTTAAAAACACTAATCTGATAGGGTGTAAATTCAGCAACAACAGACTCTTCGCTGCCGTGTTCCGGCCCTAAAACGGGAAAACTGGTCCCAATAAGCCGCTCTGTATCTTTCCTGTAGCCAACCGTATACCCCTCTTCATCAATAAAGGGGGAAAATTCAGAGCCAAGCCAAGGCACTAACTCCTTAATTTCATAGGGATCTTCGAGAATTGCGTCATAACTTCCCACCAATTCAAGCACACCAGAGTCATAAAGCAGCAAATCTGTGACCATTTGGGTCATCATTTCTTGCCATGTCTGCCTATTATCGTTGGGAACGTCCAGAAAAAACTTCAAATCATCAGCAACTTTGGCCTGCTCTGCATACTCAGCACTGGACGGGTCGGCACTTGGCTCGATGTTCCAGTCCCAAGTAGCAACACGCCTAACGATTGCGTCAATAGCCGACCTAATGTCAGGGGTCTTTACATATAAATCGAAGGTTTGCAGTGGGGTAAGCTGCCTACTGCTTTTATAATTCTGTAACGATGACCCGCTTGGTATTTTACCAATTGGGTATCTATTAACGGCCTGAACAAATCCTGTTCTCTTGTCAGCGGCCCTAAAGAAACCGTCTGGCCTATAGTCAGGGGCCTCTTTTTTTAAGGAAATGGCGGTTTGTGCTTGGCCCAGCACTCGCATAGGATTTTTCGGCACAACTACCTCACTCGATAGGTATTACTGTAAATGAAATCTGGTCACCTGAATCTCGCTCAAAGCCCTGTGCAGTAATCTTTTCAGCAACAGCCTCCGCATCAGATCCAGACAGGATAATTTTTGATTCTTGGGTCTGGATAACGCAGTCTTGCTCCAAAACTAAGACCTCTTCACGAATATGTCTCACACTAATTTGCCCACGAACAAGCATAAATCATCCAAGTTTCTATTAGCCTAATATCTTCTGCGCCGGTCTGATTGGTTTTCATCTAAAGTTAGAATGTCATAGGTGCCACCACCCTTCAATAGATCACCAGCGATTCTGTCATACGCATCAGCGAAACGATAGTGGTCAGCTTTGCTGCCCTCTTCCCACACATAGCGCGTTCCGGTTTGGTTCAAAACCCTTTGTGATGCACGCATTTGCCCAACAAATCCTTCCACCGCAAAAACGTCCCTTGGAAACGACCGCCTTACTGGTTGTGCTCGCAGATCATCAAGGGTTGCATCAAGAAGCTGTGTCCTGTCTATCGAACAAATGCGGTCATTCCAGTGGTATTTGCCGCCATAGGCTTCGCCGCTCACCCTTTCCGAAGGATAAAACTGTGCGAGCCAGAGTGATGTGTTTGTGTTCTGTATGTAGTAGTCTCGCAATTCTTGGGCCTTGTGTGTTTCCGGCCTCGCATCCATGACTGCAAGATTAACGTGGAAGCGAGCAAGGATAGACTGTACGTCCTCAAACGTCTTCGCAGTGCCCACCCAAACAGCTTTGCGTATACCTTCGCCTGACTCACCCCGCTCATGCACGCTCACCACAATGTTCAAAACAGCGCCAACATCAATGCCAGCAGACACCATCATACCTGAATACTTGTCTCCACCTGAGCCCTCGTCCATGTCATAGTCACCAGATGCATGCTCCAAGTCTTCCAGCCTTACTGACGTTGACGCGGTTTCAAATCCAATACCCAAAACGCCATTATAGAACGCTTGAAGCTTGGACGTATCGCCTTGAGAGATCACCCATTCGTTGACAAGCGGCCCAATTTGCTGCGAAAGCATGTCCAATCGGCTGATATGGTAGCCCCTTCGCTCAATTTCTGGTCTCTCTGCAACCCATTTTGCCCCCTTATAGTCCCGGTGAAAGAAATCGTGGCACGAAATACACTGAATTTTGGTGTCTTTTCCGTCTGGATTCCTGTCTCTTGCTACCCAATTTCCCGCATCATTTCGCTCAACTACGTTCACAAACCAGTCAATCGGCTGCATAAATGAGCAATTTGAGCACTTAAACATGAATTTTCGCATGTCTGTTTCGTCATATCTGGCACAAATCCCCACCTTTGGGAGCCTTGGGTTGCCTACCCTGAACAGTTGTGGGTGTGGGGACTCACGAACACGGTCCCAAGCCATATCAAGGTTTCGCGGGTCGCATCGGTCGTATTCGTCAATGATGAGCACATCAGCGGAAAACTCCACAAAGTTGTTCTCTGTGTTGGAGCCAAGAAACAAAATTGTTCCTTTTCCAAACTTTTTGACCCCTAAGTTGTCTACCGCCTTACCCCCTCGCATGGCCTCCTTGTGTTTTTTCTTATACGCTGGAACCGTTGCGATCAGTGGGTTGATTCGACTTTGAACAAACCTGTTTCTTACCGCACCTGATGGTAAAACGTAGGCAACAATGCGGCCCTCCCATCCCGCACGCTCAAGGGCAAGGATAATGCTGCACTCTGTCTTGCCGGTCTGCACCGCAGACTGAATATCTGCACCGCCAATGTTGGGGAAATCTTTGTATAACTCCACAAGGTAGAGCCTGTCTGCAAACTGCATAGGTTTGCCACGAACGCTTTGATGGTGGTTGCGGGCAATCCGCAGCATTGGGTACGAATCAATAGCAAGCTTGGCCTGTGACATTAGCTACCGCGCATCAGGTTGATGATTTTCCTTACCCTGCTCCCCTCGGGCGTCCCATCAGGGGCTATATGGTCTATCCCCGGCGTCACCCCAATGAATCCGCTAAAAATCCGCGTCATAAGCTTGGCCATTCTTGCGTCTGCATCGTCTTGGCCCTTCTTATACGCCTCGTCAATAGCTAAAAGCAACGCCTCGCGCTCATCCTCAGACGCCCTAATCATCAAACTGTTCAACGACTCATCACCGTAAAGTGACTTAGCCGGTAGAAAACTGCTCATACCACCCTCTTTAGGGCACTATAACATCACGCAGCGCCGTAGTAATGCTCATCAGCCTCTTCCACTGGAACGCCGCGCATAACTGCATAGCGATGACCGGGATGACGAGGCACCCCACCCACAGCGGTATCGCGGGGAACCCAAAGCTGACCATAGTGGCTGCACTCTTGCGAGATACGCTCACGGTAGATTTCGCGAGCCTCTTGGATGCTGACACGCTTGCATGTTTCGCGCTCCATTTCATCGTAGCCGCAAAAGGTTGCCCAGATGTCTACAGTCTTGCCGTCAGGGTTTACCTGAAACGCAAGGCCAGTAGACTGAGCCTCATCTTCGTGAGCGACGTTAGCGAGCCAGAATGTTTTTGATGTAGCCATGATTTCTCTCTCCTTTCTATACTTACAGTATAACCCACGGAGGGTTACGGTCAAGGTGAAAAAGCAACTTTATTTTAGAACACTGAGATCGTAGTATTCGCCACTCCGCACCTTTTCCTCAAACTTTTGAATGAGGTCATGGATCTCTTCCCGCAGATCAGAAGCAGCGTTGTGCTTCTGGCTTCCCGCGCCAAATGCGTGCTTCTCATCAGATGGCGAAAGCACCATCTTCTCAAAAAGATTCGCGATGTCTTCAGTCAGGCTTTCCATTTCTGTAGCGTCAGTGATTCCGTTTTGCATTGTTCTCTCTCCTTTCTATACTTACAGTATAACCCAAGATGGATTACTGTCAACAAGAAGATGGAAAAAACTTTATTTTTTTTATTAGACTGTCGATTTTGTCTTGAAGGTCGTTGTATTCAGCGACAGCGCGGGGGTATCTGTCAGGCCAGTAATCATGCACATAAACATTCATCAGCTTTTCTTGTTTATCTGCTTGCTTGTGCAGGGTGCTCAGTTGAGCCCTCATCGACTCAAGGCTATTCGCCATGATCTCTCCTTATTTCATCCTCAACTCAACGTCAGATTGAACCTCATCACCCCAACAAGACCACCCGTCTGCCTTTTGGCGGGCAAACAACTCGACTTTACTTTGATTTGGGAACATTTCATCTATTCTGCACCGCACCTCATCCGGTTTTTGGGAGTGTTCACGCCGCATACTGGACACCAATTGGCGTATGTTTCGCGCCCCACGGGGCTGTGGAATCTTCCCACGCTTGCCGATTATGCACAATTCGCACTGACTCATGGTGTAAAAGCCGGGGTTTACCCGCTGTTTGTCCCATACAAAGCCCACAGTCGCCCACTGGAAGCCCCAAGCCTTGAGTAAATCAATGCCTTGGTCAAGATGAGGGTTGGTTACCCACAGGAAAAGCAGGCAGTCTTTGGCTGCAATGCTATCCATGTCCAGATTTTTAAGGTCATTAAGGGTCAATGTAGTGTAGTGGTTCGCCGCTGACCCTGTGTCTTTGGAGTTTGCCCCAGCATGCTGCTTCTGGCCTTTGTAATCCCAAGGTGGGTCAGCATAGATAATATCAAATTTCATTAAACTGCCTTTAGTGGGTCACTCAATTCATATTCAAGGCTATTACCTATGACCTCAGTGCTGGTGACGCGAACCAGAGGGACAACCTTCTTACCTTCTGGACCTTTCTCATGCTGCGGAATCCTGATGGTCCTGATAGCCACCCAATCAATCCCGTCAGGGTGAGGGATTCGTCTACGGTTGAACCGCCTTGCATCACGCGGGCTAACGTCCTTCCTGTCCGTGTAGATGGTATAGCCACGGCCCTCAAGCAACGAACGCTCATCTGTTGATATGGGCAGCTTGCCGCGCCTAATGTAGCATCGGTCATGCTCCCTACAGTCAACCCTGTGGTCAAGCTTCCACTTAGGCAGCAGCCCTGCTGACCCACCATCCCCATAGCCAGTGGACGGCATCGTAACACCACCACTCATCTGAACACGGCTATACTTTTTGAGGGACACGTTAATGCCTTCCCTTGCCTTCAACCTTCGCTTCTGTCGCTTTTGTGAGCCTGTAAACTCTACCTGCACAACGCTGTGGTCATCAATGGCCTGCATCAGATGATTAAGTGGTGATGAAAGGTCTGAATCCTGCTGAAACCAATTGTTGTGCCTTAAACCTGATTCTCTCTGTAAGCCATGGTTGTCAGGCACCAAAGATGCATAGTTATGCATCCATTCTGCAAGGCCATCAAGATACATTGGGACAAGTATAGGTATCCGTAAAAAGTCCATATCATTTGGACAGTCTTTATAGCTAATGACATACCCCGTGTATGCTCCAAAAATAACATTTCCGCTGAAATCTGGAACAGCCACATTTGTCATCTTGAAATCAACATCGCTGGAAAACAAGAACCCCGTGGCGTAGATAAGGTCCAACTGAACCATCTGACCGTCTGGCGAAACCGCTGATGTTGGAGACATAAACTGCCTAACCTGCGATTGCTGGTTTCTCGCTCTTTGGTAAATCAGCATTTCTTCTGGTTTCTCCAGAGCAACAAACGTATTGCTAAATGGTGTTTGCTCTGGAAATCCAATGTTTGAATTCCTCTGTAACCTTCTACGTGAAAGCGTTGAAAAAGCCTTTTCTTTACCTTTAAGCGACCTCATAAAAGCAGCATCAGCCGGACCAATATCCTTTGTAGCGCACATCGGAAATTGCATTGGATAGTCATGTGTGTCCAGATGAAGGTGCCTGATTCTCCATAAGGTTCTGCACTCCGAAAACCACCATGACGGAAAAGCAAAGGGCTTCGCCTTTTTGAGCAAATCCATCACATATTGATGAGCCTGCTTTTGTCCGTCCTCCGGGTATAGGTTGCCGCAATCTCTCGGGTCACCGGGTTGAACATTTGTTGGAAAGATGTTTGTATTCCGCTCTTTTGTCCTCAATGCTGAAAACAAAATATCGGCGCAGTCCATTGACTCTACATCACTCTTTGCTGCATTGAAACGCCTTTGGAGAACGGGGTCATTGAATACAGTGTGCCTGCCGCCCCCATAATCCTTGTTAGCTTTATACTGTGATTCGGTCTTCGCGCCCTTGAAGGATCGGTTTCGTTCAGCTTCCTCTTCCAAGACCTGCTGATAATCTTCATAGGTCGCAGGACCGCCATGAGAAATCAAGTCATCAAGAGAAGCTGCCTTTGGCGCATAGTCTTTAAGAGATAAATCCTCTGCGCTTACAATGCCTTGATGGTAGCCGTCCTTGAATGACTGCTCTTTCTCGCTGCCCCACTTATCTTCTGTCTCCGTATCTCCCACCAACTCCATAGCCGCAACCATCGAATCAACATCGCCGCTATCCATTGCGTCATTGAGCAATTCAACCTGCTCTTGCTTGTCCTTTATCGCCCCCCTTAGAAGGGAAAATTCAGCCTCTATGCTTTCGGGTGTAGCCTTAGAGTCTATGGCGCTTAGGGCCTCCAAGACTTCTTTCTCAGTCATAGATGAGCCTGCGATGGCCTTCATGTTCGCCTCAGATTCAGAAAGCATGCTGTGAAGGTCTTTCAACTCAACCAGTCGTGACTCTGCAAGGCGCTCAAGTTTTGAGATTAGAGCAAGGCGTCGAATCTGCCTACCTTTAGCAGTAAAGCCGTCATCAAGGTCATACTCACTTTTGTTTTTCCTGCCCGCCTTTCTTGCTATTTTGCGGGCACTTTGTGGCTCTTTTCCCGCCCGAAGACCGCCCAGCTTTCTTTTCTTCATCTTTCCCACGACACTCTCTCCTTTGTCTTGGTTTTACTATAACCTCCTTCGGGTTATTAGCAATAGGTTTCTTAAATAAAATCGTTTTTATTGGGAATTGAATCCTCCCGCTCACTTCTCAACGATGACGTATGTAGGCTGCGGGGTAAGCAACCCAAAGGTCAGTAGGTCCAACTCAGTATGGAGTGGCCCCGGATTTTCGTACACTGCATACGTTCCCGGCTGTTGCGGCACTGTATACATGGCTGGCACTGGTTGTCCCGGCCTAATTGGTGCCAAGCACCCTAAAATTATCACGAAAAGCATGTACCTCTCCCTCTTATTTCACTCATGTCTAAAAGCTGAGTGTGTCTATCAAAAATCTCAAACGAGCAATCAACCCAAACGCTCACCGGGTCCATTGAATCCTTCATCTTCACCATCCACAGGCTCCTGTATTCAGAGTCATTATGAACCATGTGAAAAACAACAATGTGGACCCCTTCAGGGTCAATCTTTGGATGGATGGCGTCTATGTCAACAGCCCTATTCCTGTCCTGAGAGTCATAAGCCATCGCCATAAATCTCTTAGTGGACGCCGTAAGAATAGTATTGGAGTCAGACATCTTCCACCTCATACCAATGTTACCCGCTACGCGGGTTTTTGTAATGATGGGTCTTTGACGTTTCATGGTGTGTCTCGGAAAAGTGGCCCCCCGCCCCGGTTGGAAACAACCGGTAGAGATTGAGAGAAAAAGACGGGAGGCCGGGTAAATCAAGTGCTTTCCCCATACGCTCGCAAGAGCAAAAGGGCAGCGACTACGCAAGCCTCTGAGGATATATGCCCCTTCGTGGCTCTGCAAGCTTCTGTGAAGACCGCAGCCTCAAAGCTGCCACGGCAAAGGCCAGTGTGTGCCACGGCATCCATGATGGAACGAAACTTCTTAATCCAAACATCATCAGAGTACCGCAAATCAGTGTTCGCAAACTGCATCAAAAAGTCATGCATGAGAGTGAAGGCTGATGTTGATGTCATGTCTCTCAAGAGAAGACCAAGACCAATAGTCAAATCAGCTTTCGTCTTGAATCGTGCAGATGAAAACTTTTCAAACATAGCCATCTGAACCGTGTTGTACCGCGTCTGCTGGTGTGACACATGATAAGGCAGCGTGGCGTCCATCGCGTTGTAGTCGCCCTCAAGCATCCACCCGTCAGGGGTCTTCATTGCCTGCATCCTGTACTGTGTTGCCTGATGCCGTCTTTCAAAGGAATACACAGGGTAATACTCACCCTTCCGGCCACAAACCTTGGACCACCCAACAGTCTTTGGGGCAAGGACGCTAACAGCGCACATCTTTTTGTTTGACGCAGCACTGGCCATGTATGAAGCAAACTGAAACGCCTCATCCTTTGTCGGAAAACCATTTGACCAGCGGTCACCTTTATTCATCCCAACGTGCTTGGCCACATCTAAGGGCAGCATATCGTCATCTTCTCGCTCAATATCAGGCTGGTTCAAAACCTCAGAATGAAGCGGAACCTTAACGCTAACAAAGTAATGCGAACGTCTGCCGTTATTGGTGACCGTAAAAAGGTGGCCCCTCTTCCCGGTGGCTTCCCACTGCTTCTGAGTGTAATACTGGCTGGGTTCAACTCTGCTGAATTGTAGTGGCTTGACTCCCCTCCACAGCCCAACGGCTGCGGTATAGTCATTACAAACAATATCTAAATATGCTTCTGGGTTGTGTTCCATTTCTCTCTCTCCTAATGCCTCTTACCCATATAGGGTAATCCCGTAACCCCCACCTAAAACTAACGTCGGACACATTATGTCCTTTTTTATCCTTGACACCAATCCATCAGGGGTTATACTGTATGTATAAAGAGGGAGAGAACAATGGCAAAGCCTAAGAAAAAGAATGAAATCAAACGCCGCAACTGGATTGCGGTAGCCGCTCACTTTCGTAGTGGTGCCGGTAGTCACAAGGACCGCAAGAAGGCCGCAAACAAGAAGGCGTGCCGTGGGCAGGCAAAATGGTAGCTACTTGACGAGATAAATCCATTTATGGACCAATCTTCTTAATCTGAAAACCTAAGATGCACCTGTGGCAAATTTTCTAACTAAGCAAAATTTCTAATTAAGTATACTTAGTTACTTTGTCTTTCATGGTGTTCCTGACAGGTCAACCCACCCACCCTCACGTACTAACAGTGGCGTCAAGAGGACAGCAACAAGATTGTCGGCATACAAAATTATTCCCTTTTAAGGGGGGTAGCGGCGATAGAGTGGTGCGCCGATTAGGTCAAACTTGACCACCTCAAATTTTCTTTGCCGTTGCGGTAACTAAAGAAGGTGCTGTCTTTCGGGGCTGAGTATCCAACAAGGGCCTTCATCTGTTCCGGGGTATCCACCTTGTTCTGCAATGCTGGATGGTCAGGAAATCGTTTTTTAAGTAAATCGAATGGTGTGACCGGAATGTCAGGCCCTATCTCATGGATCTGTGGAAGGGACTGGTCAAGTATTGCCTCCACTAAAGGAGGGACAGCCTCATTGACCCACCACCTGTTTGATTTGCTGTACGTGTTGACGAATGACCACTTGCTTGCTTGGTCTTCAGTGGTAAAGGCCACCCTTACAATCCGCCCACCTTCACGCATTACGGCCTGTTCAGCGCGATACTTTGAGTGAGCATAGAACCCACCGCCTTCTCCACGTAAAATGGGAATTACATAATCTGTGGAAATGTAGACAAACGGAACGCCATGAACCTTGGCCGCTTTCGCTGTGTTCAATGCAGTAGCGTAGGTATCAGCATGGCACTTTGCCCGCTCAATCTGAGCCTTTGCCACATCAGTGTATGCCGCACACCCAACAATAAGGCTGTAACGGCCACCCTGAATGGCCGCATTTGACTGAACAGCAGACGCCCAATCAACTTGGAGCCTTGTCGGTGTATCTACAAAATAAGAGGATTCGATAAACTTCTCTTTCAGGAGTTTTCCAAGCCTGCCGTTTCCGCCTGTAATGAGTACTTTCATACCTATGTTTATATCTTCATAGCCATATAAAGGCAGAAGAAAACTACCAATCCGCCCACAATTGTCTCCGTCCATTCTTTGACGCACTTGTCCACATCTTCATCACTCACACAGGCCTCCATCTTGCCAATTTATGAAACTTCTAAACACCAGCCGTTCACAATCTGAATATCGGAAATGTCGCCACCCAAATTAAGGGTGATACGACAACGCACGCCCCAATGACCGCAGGGGCTTTGAGTTATTTTACGGCCAGTCATAGCTATCTGGCAATAAGTATATCCTCCGTGTTTGGACCCAAGCGCATGAGTGGCTGTAAACGCGCCGTCCCACTGTTTAGCGGAGTCGCTGGGGGTATACACAACCCTAAACTCATCCCACGGATACCCTCGACCGCTCTCCGCAGTCGGTATCCTCCACACAACGCGGAACCCCGCGCTCTTAAAATCGTCTGTTTCGATTACCTTCCAGTCGGGCGTTCCTGACATTGCTTCTCCCTTTCTATACATATATAGTAACCCATCACGGGTAACCGTGTCAACAACTAAATTAAAAAAAATTTAGAAAATGGCCCTCCCCTATAGTGACCGATATGAAAAGCCACCATGAGGGGAAGGCACCCCGTTACCGCAATACTTCTGCACCTACGGGTAAAAGGTGGTAAAGGAGTGAGCCAGTGTATACGAAAGGGGGGAAACAAATAAAACCCCTACCAACGGCTCATGCCCGGTTGCGATTGCCCGGTTCCCATGTCTCAAGTCAATGCACAATAAACCTCTCTCATTATCTAAGAGGACCAACTGAGTAAAATTACTCATTGGGTCTGAAAAAGTGGGGTTTTTAATGGACCCCAAACCATATAGACCAAAGCTTGCCTTATTGAAGCTTGATGGCTTCGGCACTGAAATGTCTATCAAAACACAGCATGTAGAGGGATTCAGCAGGTTTACTGGAGTGATGCTTTCCGTGGAAAGGGTATGTCGCATGGGCCTCTGGTAATTTCGTATCAGTGTGTTCTGTTTTCGTCCTCTGTTAGTGTAGTGATTGGCTTACGCACCCAATCGGGGATGACTCTGAGCGTTCCGTTGCTCTCAATATACTCTTACCCCAGCAGGGTTATAATGCAACCCCCATACATACGATTTTCTTAAAAAAACGATTTTTTTTTACCATAAACGCTGTACGTGATCTAATTTAATCCAATTAAAAAAGCTGAATTCAAATATGAATTGCTGAATTCAAAACTGAATTAGCAGCGCAATAAGGCTCAAGATGAGTGAGCAAGACGAAAAGAACAGGGCAAACTTGGCGCTTCTCTCTGTGGTGCCGATGTCATCGCGGGATATGCGGTATGTCCAGTGCTCCAAGGGTGACACGTTGGGTATGGCCTCAAAGAATTCCTTGCACTTGCGGTCATCCCACACTGCATCACGCGGTATCTGCATCTGGAACCACATGCATGTGCCTGCAACAGTCTCTACGCCGCTATCAGATGAGTGTGCAGCAAACAGACCACAACGACCACAGCGAGCCATTATGCTGCGTTCTCGTCATCAATTAACGCCGCTATCAATGCCTCTTGCTCTCTCAAGTCTTCTTTGATGGCTGAAAGATACTTTGACTTGTCACCGCTCTCTCTTGCCTGCTTCACGCCTACAGCCTCAGCCACTTGCGGAGCCTGAACATTGTTGTTGCCGCCGATACCAGCCATAGCCCCCAACCCGGTAATATCAAACGCAATAGACTCTGTGGGGCCGCCGTACATCAAGAACGCTGCCTTTTGAAGCGTGAGAATATCCGCAATGGTGACGCGCACCTTTTTCTCTCTCAACTGGCTCAAGATATAGGCACGCCCAAGCTGCACCAACTTACGCATTTGCCTAAAATCCTCTTCGACCTCTTCCATTTCTGGCATCACTGAAGCCGCTGGACTTGGCGCGTACACGATCTGCGGAGCAGCCGGTTCAGATGGTGGCGCTGGCTCAACCGCTTTGGCCTCCACTGCATCCGGTTCAGGTGTGCTTACGTTCACATGCACATGCGCGCTTGGCGGGTTTACTACTTTTGGTTCAAGTTTGATTCCGTCTGCCAGCTTCTCTTGCAAGCTTTCAAGCGTGAGGTTCTGAAACAAAGACGATGACGGCATAGCAATTTCTATTGAAGCCCGTATTGCGTCAGCGGTCTCCTTCTCAGAACCCTTAATCAGATTCCGCAAAAAACAGAGAACAACTATATCGGTCTGCTCAACCCCCATCACCCTATCAGACCAATCGTACTTTGCTTTCCACCTACGCAGCAAGCCTTCCGACTTACTAAGTGAGCGCGCAGCAAGGCGAACACTCCGGGTGTTTGGGTCTTGCACAGCCCACATCAAGAAGCCCATGTAAGCTTTTTTTGATTCCCGAGTCTGCCGGTTCAGCGTTGGATAAAGATGCTCAAGAGTGATGTTCAAGGTGCCCCCAAAAATGACAAACCAGTTCAGGACCAAACCAGTTCAGGGTACGCGCACCATTAACAAATATTTTTTGTATCTGTAAAG